GGTAGCCAACCCCTGGTTGATTTTCAAGAACTTGAGGAGCGACACTCAAGAACATAGTCCAACATAAACGTAGATTAATTGGAACAGTTAGAAAGTTAACTGCGTCTGCCTTGTATGTGTTCAACTGGGACACTAAGATCAATGCCCATAAGATCTTCGGGGGAACGCTCATGACGGGTGGACACGGAAAAGTGAATGTCATTGTCAACAGACTCGTCAAACTTAACCATGGACCTGATCTCGCGATAAGAGGGAAAAATCTCCATAAGACGACCTGCACCAAATTGACCACCTATCCTCTCGAGAAGATTCGAATCTTCAGTGGACATAGAGGATGAATCACCGAGATATATACCACTTAAGATACTATGGACAGTCTCAGTAGCATTAGGAAAGTAGGTGACAAGTCTGTCGTGGGCACACTTGAGGAGTTCATAGGCCCTATAATTGGTACCAAAGGTGTCACAAGCAAGAGCACGAAGACGAATAATATGATTTGGAACACTACAGTTATTCCCAGCTATACATGTCATCTTACTCATATAATCGAAGACAGGACGAAAAGGGAGAGGCTCCCTGTCCATGATTATATACCTCTTCAGGAACTTGGGGCCTCGATACGAAAACTCTTCCCAGCCGCAGGACTCGCGGAGTTGGGAGAAGAAACAGGGGAGGGTCATATCGGGGCGCGGGTCAGAATCGAAGTTCACAAATGTCTCCTCAGCCTTAAGGTCCATGAACCAATGTGACTTAAGGTAGTCCCTGAGATGGACCGGGACACGACCACCAGAACAAATGAACTTCATGACACGTTCAGCATAACCCAAAGAACCATCATCGCCATAATCCTTAAATCGACGAAAGGCTTGCTTGAACCACTCCTTATCTGGGAAGTCACCATACAGATGCATATCATAGCACTCAAATATTATCTCAAGGTAGATGGAGTCCCCAAGTGAGGTCATCAACTCACCAGAAAACATAAGACCCCACATAAGACGCCAATCCTCACCAAACCATTTAACAACCTTCGCCACGGAATTCTCGACGGAGTACAATATAAGGTTCTCTATCTCCTGCCAATTAGAAGCATCGTGATCATAAAGGAGCCAGGGGTAAAAGAGAACTAACATGAGCAATGATGCCAAAACTGACTGATCAAACTTAGAGATATCAAGAGAAAGCCACGCCCTATCAAGGTCTTTATCGTTGAGGGCACCCATGCTTCTGGCAAATCGGGTGGCGCCACCATGCTGCCACTTGGTGCCTATACCGTTTGCACCTATACCATAAAGACGGGCC